CGCAGAGCGCGTGCTGCGCGACTGGGACGCGCCACGCCTGCGGTACACCCCGGACTACTTCGACCCGACGCTGAAGCAGCGGGTGCTGCTCAGCCTCGACCGGCTCGATGTGTTCTACGGCGGCGCGGCCGGTCCCGGCAAGTCGTGGGGGCTGCTGGCCGGTGCGCTGCAGTACGTGGACGTGCCGGGGTACGCGGCGATCATGTTCCGCCGCACGTTCCCCGAGCTCGCTCAGTCGGGTGGCCTGATCGAGGTGTCGAAGCTGTGGCTGGACGGCACCGACGCGCGCTATCACCAGGGCGATCATCAGTGGACGTTCCCGAGTGGCGCGACGCTGACGTTCGGGCACATGCAGTACGAGACGGACAAGGATCGGTACCGCGGCGCGAGCTTCCAGTTCATCGCGTTCGACGAGTTGACGACGTTCACCGAGACGCAGTTCCGGTACCTGTTCGGCCGGCTCAGGCGTCCCGAGAAGTCGCCGGCCGGCGCCGCGGCGGACGGCATGACGCTCGACCAGGTGCCGCTGCGGATGCGCAGCGCGTCGAACCCGGGCGGCCCCGGACACGACTGGGTGAAGGCGCGGTACATCGACCGCGAGACGCGCGAGCGGCGCGTGTTCCTGCCGGCGCGCCTGAGTGAGAACCCGCACATGGACCAGGCGGCGTACCTGACGAGCCTGGCCGAGCTGACGGAGGTCGAGCGCGAGCGGTTGATCCTGGGCGACTGGGACGCGATCGACGCGGGCGGCATGTTCGAGCCGACGCTGTGGCCAACGATCGGCCCGGGCTTCCAGACCGATCAGTGGCTGCGGGTGTGGGACATGGCCGGCTCGAAGCCGACACCGGAATACCCGGACCCGGACTGGACGGTCGGCCTGCGCCTCGACCGCGACCGCGCGACGGGGCAGGTGTACGTCACGGACGTCGTGCGGTTCCGCGAAGACCCGGCCACGACCGAGGAGATCGTGAAGGCGACGGCGGTGCGGGACGGGCATGGCGTGGTCGCGATCGAGCAGGAGCCTGGCTCGGCCGGCGTGTCGGTGATCACCCGGTACAGCCGTCACGTGCTGCAAGGCTTGGCGGCGGTGCACGGCATCCGCCCGACCGGCGACAAGGTGACCAGGGCACGCGCTGTCGCGGCCGCTGCTGGGCGCGGCGAGGTGACGCTGGTCGTGGGGCCGTGGAACGCGGAGTTCCGCCCGGAGCTGCGCAGGTTCCCGCACGGCGCGCACGACGACCAGGTGGACACCCTCGCGCACGGCTACAACCACATCGAGCGGCTGGCGGTGGTGTTCTCCACGACCACGCCCGGTGCTGCGCGGCTACCGAACGCACGCGACCGCCGCGCCCGGTAGCCTCGCAGCATGAGCCTCGAACTCGTCGTCGTCATCCCTACCGTGGCCGGCCGGGAGGAGCACCTCGACCGGTGCATGACGGCGTACATGCGCACCCTCGTCGACGTGCACTGGCAGGCGGTGGTGGAGCACAACCGGCCGACGTGCGGCGAGGCGTGGAACATCGGCGCCGGCGTCGCACGCGCTAGCGGCGCGACGTGGCTGCACCAGACCGCCGACGACCTGGAACCGCTGGACGGGTGGTTCGACGCGGCGGTGCAGTGCGTCGAGCAGTTCGCGGCCAGCCCGTCAGCGTTGATCTGGACGGCGCGCCCCGGCGAGCCGGACACCATCGAGAGCCACGGCGACTGGGCAGCGCGGTACGTGGTGCCGAACGCGGTGAGCATGAGCCGCATCCCGTTCTGCCGGCCCGAGCAGTGGATCGACATACCACCGATCCACTACTTCTCAGACAACGCGTTCAGTTCGGCGATGCAGGCGCAGGGCATACCATTGGTCGCGGTGCCGGGGTACGCGTTCCGGCATCACTGGGCACAGGCCGGGAGGCACCCGATGAACGACGAGCAGTGGTTCCGCGAACAGACGGCGTGGCAGCAGTGGGCGACCGGGGAGCTGCTGCAGCGCGCTCCGAGGTGGTCGTGATGCGCGTCGTGGTGACGGGCGGTCAGGGGTTCATCGGCACGCACCTGTGCCACGCGCTGTGCTTGCACGGCCACGAGGTGACGAGCCTCGACATCAAGCCCGAGCCGCAGCTGAGCGGGTGGCGGCAGATGTACGGCCGCGACCTGCTGGTGCCAGCACCGGGCGACACCAGCCTGCACCTGGACGAAGCGATCCGCATCATCGACCCGGAGGTGGTGGTGCACCTCGCAGCACAGGTCGGCAGGTTGTTCGGCGAGGACAACATCGCGCACACGATCGAGTCGAACGCACTGATGACCGCGCTCGTCGCGCGCAGCTGCGCCGCCGCCGCGAACCGGCCACGCCTGGTCTACACGAGCACGTCAGAGGTGTACGGCGACCTGTCCACCGTCGCCGTCGGGTGCGAGGACTGGACGGGCGTGTGGCAGCTCCCGCACAACCTGTACGGCTTGTCGAAGCGGTGGGGTGAGGAGGTCGCGGCGCTGTACGCGTTGCCGCCCGACCTGGAAGGGTCGATGCAGATCATCCGCCCGTCGATGCCGTACGGGCCGGGCCTCCCACCCGGGCGCGGTAGGGCGGCGATCGTGAACATGCTCTGGCAGGCGCATCACCGGCAGTCGATCCCTGTGCACCGCGGCGCCGAGCGCAGCTGGTGCTGGATCGAGGACGCCGTGCGTGGCATCCGGACGGTGCTGGAGCACGGCGAGGTGGCGTTCGTCGCGTCGGACGTGGTGAAGCGCGGCGTCGGGTGCTACAACATCGGCCGCGACGACGCGGCGGTGCCGATGACGACGGTCGCGGAGATGGCGTGCGCGGTGGTCGGCGTCGAAGACCCGTCCTCGCTGATCGTGCAGGTGGACGCGCCGGCGCGTCAGACGGTGGTGAAGCGGCTGAGCACGGAGAAGCTGCGGGCGCTCGGGTGGACGCCCGAGGTGGGGCTGTTCGAGGGGATGGCGAAGACGTACGAGGCGATGCAGCGGCTCGGCCACCTCGCCCCCACGTAACGGGGGGGTGCGCTGGTAGGATGGCCGACATGGGAACCGACGATGAGACACGCGAGGTCGGCGCGGTCGAGCGCGCGGTGGCGGTCGTGCAGAGCGGCTTCGAGCCGTTCGACGGGCTGCTCACGTTCGCGGCGAGGGTCGAAGGCACCATCCAGATCCACGCGCCGCACGCGCCGGGCGGGACGCACCTGTGGACGGTGCGCGTGCGGTGGCGGCCGCTCGGGTCGGCCAGGGAGCAGGTGTGCCGCGGCGAGGACGCGACGTTCGGCGGTGCGTGCCTGCTGTGTCGTGGGCTGCTCGCGCACGGCCTGGCATCGGGGAACTTCGAGCGGTGATGGCTGAGTCGCCCGAGGGCACGTCTCAGTGGGACGCGCTCGTCAGCGAGCACCACGCGGCGCTCGACCGCATCGCTGAACTGGAAGCCGAAGTGGAGCGCCTGCAGACCGTGATCGCGATGCGTGACGACGAGGATGCCGCTGTCTACCGGGACTTGGAGGCGGACTGATGGCTGACGTGCGCAAGTGGAGCGTCAGCCCGTTCTTCAACGAGTTCGACGTGCTCGAGGTGAAGGTGCGCGAGCAGATGCGGTGGGTGCAGGTGTTCGTGTTCGCCGAGTCGTCGCACACGTATGCGGGCACGCCGAAACCGTACGCGCTCGCTGAGTGGCTGAACGACACGGAGCGCGGCCGGTGCCTGCTGCAAGACGTGCAGCGCGCCGGCTCGGAGATCCGGGTGGTCGAGCACGACGGCACGAAGCTGTACCCGCTGCCGTTCCAGTCGTTCGGTGACCCGCAGCGGTGGGCGCGCGAGCAGGCGCAGCGCGCGGCGCTGCTGGACGGGATGACGGACGTCGGCACGAACGACGTGGTGTGCCTCAGTGACCTGGACGAGATCGTGCGCGGCGCGCTGATCGGTGGGTACAGCGCGGAGGGGTGGGACATGGTGTGCGTGCCGCCTCTGACGATGCACGTCGGGTCGCTGACGATGCGGTGGTCGTTCCCGCTGCACGTGATCGCGCGGCTGTACCGCGGCGGGGCGATGCACGACTGCGGCGACCCGACGTACTGGCATGGCCACTGCGGCGAAGACCCGGAAACGATGCGGCGCATCCCGGGGATGCGGTTGGAGTTGCCGCCCGGCCAAGACCTCTCGTACTACGGGTGGCACCTGTCGTGGATGGGCGGCGCCGGCTCGATGCGGCACAAGCTGCGCGAGGCGGCGCACCCCGAGATGGACGCGCCGCACCTGCACGACGACGCGCATCTGGAGCGCGTCAGGATGGGCGAGGTTGACCTGTTCGAGCGGGACGGTCGGGTGCAGGTGCCGTGCCCGCGGTACGGTCTGCCGACGGTGATCGCGTCCGACTTCGAGCTATGGCGGGAACGCCTGGAGGGAACCGGTGTTCAAGATCCTGTGTGAGCAGTACAAGCTGGACACGGTCGGGCCGGAGACGGTCACGACCGACGGCGGCGAGGGCGTGATGGTGCTGCAGGTGGCGTGCCTGAGCGGGTTGCCGGTC